TTATGCGTGCTTCATTCGTTCATTGAGGGTTTCAACTATGAAAGCATTGACCGAAACCTCATGTTCTGCCGCGGCCTGGTTCAGCCGTTCGCCGAACGATTCCGGGTAGCGCAAGGTGAACGTTTTGATTTTCTCCTGGCGCGCGTATGGCTCGATGCCGGCGGCGCTGCAATCGTCCAGATATTCGCGCAAAGAGATCTCGCCCTCTTTTTTCAGTCCCTGGATGCTGTCGGAAACAAAATCGCAGTAACCGGACAGGCCGAGGAATTTACCGCGGAATGCACCCAGCTCTGGCACAAAGCTGATTACCGCCGGTTGCCCGGCGATCTCCATGGTGTTTGGGGTTGCTGCTGTTGTCTTCGTCATGGCTTAACTCCTATGCTTTCCAGCCATTCGCGGAGGTTGACCACCGCGCCTTTGTCCGTGTCCGGCGATGGGTGGGGGCGGTGAAAGTTGGCGATGCTGCCATTAAGCAGGAACTTGCAACGTGAACCGCGGCCCTCTTTGACTTCGCCACCCAGCGCCTTTATCAGTGATTCCACATCTGACCATTTGATCCCGGAGAGAACAGGCGTTTTAAATATCTGTTCTAACGTGTTTTTTTGCCGCTTCCTTAACGCTGAAACTTGTTCTTTCATGCCGCAGTCCGTGAAGTCACTTTATGAAGTCATTTTGATGGTTTGATAATATGAAGTCAAGTTGTGAAGTCATTTTACTATCCTGTGCTGATGCCGCTCATGATATCTTCGCAAAGATCGATACATTCGCAGCAGATCCATACCTGCGGGCCAGCTACCATTTTTTTTACTTTACGGTGGCTCTTCCCACAAAAGCTGCAAAAGTACTCTTTGATTTCACTGGTTTCTGATGACGCAGGGGATTGACGTTGCTCTTTTTCTCCCATTCCTTCAAATAGTTCGTGATTTTTCCTCACGATGCGGGCACACCCAACTAATTCATCTGCGGTGATGTTCGCGGTCAGCATGACGTTTTGTAGGCGGCTGGTGATACCGGCCATCTTTTTGGCGTGGTCGCTGTGATGATCTGGTTCTGGAATGGGGTGACGATGAAGTTCATGTGGCATAAATCCCCCTTATTACGGTTCTTGATGCGTTTCTAATAATGCGGCCATGATCGCTGCGCGCTCGGCAGCAGGCAGGGCGCTGTAGTTTCGCGCCCAGCGCTCCGCCTTACGCTTGATTCGTTGGCGATCGATGTAGTTCGCGCCGGCAAATGCGTGGCTGTAGGCGTTCCCTTCGGCAAAGTTCATCCATAGCTGCTCGGTGCGCGGGCCGCCGCGAGTCATCACTTGAAATTGGATGCTGCGCCAGTCGCCGAGCAGCTCGTCATAGAGCGCGGACGGATAGCCGGAGATCATGACGCTGGCTGGCACGGTGCGCAGCGCGTCGATCAGGCGGTGGTGATCGTCGATGGTATACTCGTGACGATACCGCGCGCGGCTGGTGCGGGTTTCTGGTAGATAGGGCGGGTCGGCATAGATCAGCGTGCGGCCGTATTTTTCAAAAGGAGCGGCACGCAGCAGCTTAACCGCGTCGCCGATCTCAATCATAAGGCGTTCGGCCTGTTCATCCAGATAGTCCGGGTTGCCTTGGCAAAATGCTTCAACGGTTTCCGGATCGATATCCCACCCAATCGAGCGGGCCGCCGGTGGTTTACGTAGCATGATGGTGCCACCGCCGAGGTGCGTTTCGATGTAAGTATCATGCGGCGGCATTTGGCTGATGATCGCTTGATAAGCGCCGCTCGCTGCCTTGCTCCCCAAATATCCCATTTGTCGGTACCTCATAGTTGTTAATGACGGTGCTGCAGCGCAGCTTTTTTTGTCTATGTCGCGTTATGGCCAGAACAGACAAATTTGTCTGTGCGTTCCGGACAACATCGCCGGCTATGGCTATGAAATGCGGCGCAGCCGCTCGACGCGTGCCAGCAATTCCAACGATTTGTGAAGATGATCCGGCTGGATGGCCGACAAACTGCCGTCGTGATTTGCGCGATAACGCTGTCCGGTCACGTTTAGCGTGGCGCCGTCAGCCAGGCTGATCGCCTCGCGCTTGGTTAACTCGATGCCAATACTGGATGCGGATTCGGCTATCAGTGCCGCGCGTGGTGCAAGCTGCTCTCGCCGCTTCTGTCGCTGCTCTTTTTGGCGGTGTAAATCATCCTCTGCACGCTGTTCTTCAACTGATAACGGTGCTTTCTCCGGCGGTGGACCACCTTCCGGCTCGTTTTTCAGTCGCCGGAGCAGTGCCCGCCGTTCTTTGCGGTCGAGGCTTTCAAAATCTATTGGCGCGTCAGCTGGCACAGCCGGCGCTGGCTGTACTCGATGCATTTCACTCGTGGATAAACTGCCGCCGTTTTTGGTCGGTTCTTGTTCAGGCGGACAGTTATTGCCACGGGTCCAAGGGGCGGCGGCTGCGCCGCCACCCTCAACGTCAACCCCCTGGCGCGCGGCTTCGCCACTCGCCGGTTTACGTTTGCGTTTCAGCGTCCAGGTGTCGGGGTGGGTGCAAATACGCGACGCCTCACCGAGCATCGGTGACCAGACGCCGAAGATCTGAATACCGAGTTCGCCGTAATCGTTGGGCTTCTCCGCCTGGAGGTAGGCTGTGTGGACGATGTGATCGCTGCGCGGCGTCAAGACGCCGCCTTGCTTCAAGATGTACGTTGCGATGCAGCCGGCATCGGCGGCATTCATCACGTCATCCATGGCTTTATCGCTCAGTCGCTGGGTTTTCTTGGCGTCGATACCCTGCCGATCAAGCTGGGTCGCCAGCCGGCGTAACTCGCGGTAAACCTGGCGCGATGGGATGCCGAAAAACTGGAATTGGTGCACGCGGTGCAGGCTGGCCCAGCCGAGCGCATGCTCGACCGTGTCGGCCATGCTTTTGCCGCTCTCGTGGTCGACCGGCGGCTCACCGGTATCTTTGTTCGCTTTGCGCAATGGCTCGGCGTCCAGATTTTTACCGATATAGGTCGCGATGTAACTGATTGGCGATCCCTTTTCCGCAGTGATCAGTTCGGTCTTAAATCGCGGCGTTATGTCGTCGCCAAGCTCGGCGCGATCGTCGCGAATTGCGAACTCCTGCAGGATGCTGACAATGCCGTCGCGGTCATCTGGACGGCAAAAAACCATCATGTGCCAGTGGACGGTGCCGTCGTGATGCGGCTCGGCGACGCGAATACCGTACCAGCGCAGCCCCTGACGGTTCAGCTTTTTGCGGACGCTGGCAAAGAATCGGTTAACCAAATAATCGTTGCTGTCACGAACGGTTTTCGTTGCCCATTTGGGGTTTAACCGGCCGTCGATCATGGTGGCGTGAAAACGTGACGGGGTGGTTATCGTGCACCAGACCGCGCAATCGCCGCGCATCTCGGCAATATCCTGCATGCCTTTGACCGTGGTCATCATCTCTATGCGGCGGTGGCGTGGATTGCTGGGCCCGGCGTAATAGGCATCTTCAAGATCGATGGAAAAGCCGTCTTCGTTGGTCAGCTCGAAGGCTTTCAGAAATTCACGGGTGCGCCGGCGTTGCTCGCGGAAGTGTGTCAGCGCGTCGGCGCTGATGTAGGCGGAATCCTGCTTACGTACCAGGCCGGCGGCGCGCAACAGCTCTTCGCGCCAGCGACAGCGCAGCGCCCACAAATTGGTAAACCACCAGTTCGCGCAGCACATTCTGCCGATGGCGCCGGGGATTTTGTCGTAAGGCGGTTCGCCTCGGCGGCGCAGATAAGGGTTTAGCGAATGCCAGCAGGGCGGCGTCACGTTGAAGCGTTCGGCCTCAGTACCCAAAGACACGTAAACGCGCAGGATTTGGTTAAGCGTAGTATCGCCTGAAAGATGGCGCGTGCTCTGCTGTTCTAACAGGGTTTCGAAGTGGGCGGCGGTGAAGGTTGCCAGCAATTTTACCGCGCGCTTATCCAGCTCAGGCAGGCGCAGCAGATCGTCTAGCCGTTCACGGTGGGCAGCCATCCGCAGGCCAAAGGTTAGCTGTTTGTCCTGCATCTTCTCGACGCGGGCCAGTATTGTCTTGACCGTCCGCAAGATGTAATTGCGGGAGAGTTTCTCACCGTTGCCTTTCTTGCTCTTACGAATGGCACTGATGCGCGCCAGCAGCGGCGAGCGAATAAAATCGGGCTGCGCCATCAGTGTGCCAAGCACCAACTGGACTTTGCCTTCACCGCGGCGCTGTTCCGCCAGAATGGAAAGCTGCGAATCGCGATCACGTTCCTGATCCGCTGTGACCTCAAGCCAACGTTGCCGGCGCCGTTGCGCGTCGGTGAGTTTCAGCTCTTTTTCAGCGTCTTCGGTGTACGGGTTGATCCCCTGCTTCGGTGCGTTCCAGGGATAGGGCCAGTCAAAAGCAACTGCGCCGCGTCCCGGATAGGGGCGCGGCGGGGATGGTTCGCGACGGCCTTTGGTACTTTTAGTCATTCGCAAACGCCGGAAATGCTGATCACGTTGATAGCGTCGGTAGCGAAGACGCGATCGTCGATCAGCGCCGTTCCGGCCGGATATGAGATAACGCGCGAAGGTATCAGCATTTCTACTTATCCTCCGGCGCAGCCGCTAGCATGGCGGCGTAGATGTTGCCGAAGTTCACGCAGAAAGTTTCGGGGTTAGTGAAGGTCACGTCGTCGCAGTTCATGGCAGCGGCGATCATTTCTGGCGTTGGTACTATCGGCACAAGCTTGAACTCATCCGGCACTGCAGGCGCTGGCGGGGCGAGGTAAATCGGCAGCGTCAAATTCAGCCCGCTAAGATTCCGCCTAACCGGAGACCATGTACCGCCCGCCATCACTCCGCGATACGTTCTCAGATTGCCAGGGTCGATGAACCCTAAAGGCTGCGCCTCCCGGATATCCGCCAGCTCGTCAAATGCGTCGGCGTTCAGCAGCATGTCCTGCGCGATGCTCACCGATTCCCACTTCGCCTCTACTGCCTTTTCGCGCCAGAACTTAGCGCGCGCTCTCAACTGCTCAGTCTTTAGTGTCATGCGGATGCCCTCATAGTTGCGATGATCTCGCCAGCGTCTGCACGGCTGGAAGCTTTGGCGCTGACAGAGCGGCGAGCGGTGATCGAGGTGATGGAGAAATCGGCGTACAGCGCTTTGGCTACGTCCGTCTCGCTGTTCGAGGCCACGACGTGGCGGCCCAGCTTGGCGGCGATGCGAAGCATGCGCGCCAGCTTGCGCTGCTGCTCGCTGGTAAAGCCGTCAGTGTGATAGCTGGTAAAGCTGGCGGTGGCGCTGGCAGGGATGTACGGGGGATCGCAATAAATCACGTCGCCTGCGTTGGCCATCCTGATCGCCTCTGGGAAGCTGCAGCACAGGAAAATGGCTTTCTTGGCCTGTGCCTTTTCCGCGAAGGCTCTGATCTCGTCTTCTGGGAAGTAGGGCGCTTTTCGATGACCGAACGGCGAATTAAACTCGCCGCTCAGGTTGTAGCGGCAAACGCCGTTGAAGGTATGGCGGTTCAGGTAAAGGAACTGCGCCGCACGGTAGATGAAATTGCTGTCACAGCGCAGATTGAAGTCAGCGCGCACGCCGTAATATCCCTCCTGATCCGGGTGTGCGTTGAACAGATGGCGCGCTTCGCGGATCAGCACCTCGGGATGGTTTTTGGCGACGTTGTGGAAGTTGATCAGATCGCTGTTGATATCGCACAGCAGATAACTGTCATAGTCGGTATTGAGGAAAACAGCGCCGGAGCCGACGAACGGCTCAACCAGGCGCTTACCTTCCGGCAGGTGCTGGCGCAGAGTGTCGATAATGCGGGCTTTGCTGCCGAGCCACTTTAGCGCTGTGCGGTTCATGCGTCACCGCCTGTAACGTAGCGACGACCGCCCGTTGCCATCGCCTTAATCACGCCGAGTGTGGTCAGGCAGTCAGAAAGAGCGCGGTGCGGCGTTCCTTCGATAATGACGTCTTGCTGTTCAGCGGCGGCGGTCAACTTTTGCCATTTGTATCCGCCGCGATCGCTTTTCTGACCGTAATATTCTGCATAGGCCAACATGGCGCAGCGGGAATACTCTTCGATAAATGAGCACAGACCATCATCGCCCAGCCCATGTAAGCGGGCTGATTGGGTAATCATTCGAGCATCGAAAGCCGCGTTGTAGATAACAAAACGATATTCAAAAAATAATGCGCCAACAGCGCCATGCACATCGCGCCATGTAGGGGCATGCGCGACCATTTCATCGGTAATGCCATGAATTGCAGTAGCTTCGGTCGGGATTGGCTTTGTCGGTTTTATCAGCGTGTTGAGCATGATGAACCCGTTTTTATTGACCAGGCAGATCTCGACGATCTCGTCATCGTCACCTAATCCGGTCGTTTCGGTATCAAGAATCAACATGTCTTTATCAAGCCATAACTGCGCTTGCTGTTGTGGTGTCATGACTTACCCCTTGATATGCCGTGCTTTAGCTTCGTGGATTTCTTGGCAGGTAACGCAGCGCGTTACACCATGGACGAGGGCGCGGCGCGCTTCAGATATCGGCGCGTCGCAGGTTTCACAGGTGAAAGCAGAGGGCCCGCATTGCTGCGGGCGGGCGTTGGCGATTTGAGACTCAAGAATCAGCTGGTGCCGTTCTTGTGCCATATCGATCTGATCAGCCATTGCGAGGTGCTCCGGCTATGGTTTCGCGATCGCGATAGGAACTAGGAATATTCATCAGCACTTTTATCGCTACGGCACCGAGCTGCGCTGCGGTTCTGCGAACATCCTCAAGCGAACCACGGTGTAAAATGTGGCGGTATATTGCTGCTTTTAATTCATTCGCTTTATTATCAACAATCCATCCTGCCTCTTCTGGAGCATTCATTTTTTTTGGAAGATTGTCGATTTCCTCAATAATTTGCTTAATAGCTTCAGTTTTCAGTGGTTCATTAGGTAACGCCCATTCACCGACAAACAGTGTTCTTTGATCGCGCAAACCTGCCGCAAATACCGCCTTAAACTTGCTAATGGCAGCTTCATCGATGCCTACGCAATTAATTACCAACTTCATTTCATTCGTGGCTTCACTTTTTTCCAATTCTTCAATAAAACTTAAAGATGAACTGAGTTCATGAATTAGTGTTCCGCGCACGTCACTTGGTGCATTAGCATAAATAAAGCCAATTGCACGATTTACAGCGTTCATTGCGTCTTGTTTGTTAGCCATCATTTTCACCTTTAAGTGATTAATCGTAATTACGTTGTTCAGGCTGCAAACACTGCCGATTGAAAGCGCGGCAGAATTTGCAATAGCGGTAGGCAACCCAGCCAACCAACCCAAACGCGACAACCGCCCAAACGGCGGCAAGAGTGAGGAAGAAGGCCATCATTGAGGCTTCTCCACTTTTGGTGCGTCGGTAGACCGGCGGATGCTGATCCAGTCCTTCAACGTGCTTAATACCTGGTCGTGGGTGAAGTTATCCGCGGCCAGTCGGTCAAGTTTGCTTTCCAACAGCTCAAGCAGTTGCAGCCGCTCAGAGCGGCGGGCATTCATAAACGCTTTGTGTAATTCGTCGTCTTGCATATCCCCCTCCTGATTTCAGGGTGTAAGAAACCCGCCACCATGAAGGCGGCATTTTTTAACAACGCTGTTTAATTAATCGCAGTCAGTAATATTTATTAATGACGGAATGTCGCGATTTAACTTTTGTAGAAGTTTTATTCCTCGAAATACGGCTCGCCTTTCTGCGTAGCTCATTTCCTCGAACTTCATTTCGAGGTGCCGGGCTGTTAACTTTGTGCGGCTGTCAATATTGCCTAATGTGCAAATGGCTTTTTTTTCACTCGCCATCAGCTTGTTATAAAAACAGGCAGTGTGATTTTTGTTTTTAGCGCGCGCCAGTAATGACTTAGCATTATTGACGAAACACTCAACGGATTTTATTTGCTCAACTGTCATGCTCATAAAAGCCCCCACACTGTTGCCTATTTGGGAGCGCATCCCGTGACGCCAATCACCCACCGTTAAAGGTTGAGATGCGCTCTCAGATAGGGCCGGGCGTACCCGGCTAAGCTGAAATTTCAGGTTGCGGAATATCGCCGTTGTTGCAGCGCATGATCAAACGATCGATAACGGCGGCGGCCGGGCCATCGCCAGCAGCCTCTGCCGTACTCAGCAGGCCAGTCAGGCCGATGCACAGGCGGAAGGCGTAATCGTTCAGCGATACCTGGCGAACCTCTGGCGCCACAGCGGAAGCGCTGCGCAGATTAGTCGCTTTGGTGTGGTACTGCAGTAGCAGCGTGTCGATCAGAACGCGGTAAGGCTGTTTCATGCTGGTGTGTCCTCTGAAAATGTCGCCGGCTTTTTGCCGTAGCACTGCCAATACTTCGCGGCGTTCTCGATAACGATGCTGGCAGCAGGGTGGCCGGCATAGCGCGCGGCGTCTGCGATACGTCCGAGATTGATCACTGCATTCGCCGATTCGCCGACCGCGCGCTCTGGTTTCATGTACTGCATGTGCTTGTCGTATTGAGCGAGCACGGCGTTTGCTGCGTCGTAGAATGGGTTGCCGCTCATGCCTGCCTCTTGCCGTTGATCATCTTGTCCACGGTGCGCATGGCTTCCGCCAGCGCGAAATCACGACCGAAATAATCCCCGTTGCTCACCAGCTGGTAGGCCGTGCGATTCGTTTCGCTATGGCGCGGACACTTTTGAATAGTGAACCCGCGATAAACGAAAGTGTGTTTCGACAGCTGGATCAGAGCGTGCTGGCGGTTCATGTTGCAGACTCGCTGCTGAACATGTTTACCCCCATATCGTTAGCCAGCTTAGTCGCCTTCTTAATCCAACTGTTGCGCCAGTCCTGGCGCTCTGGCGGCAGTTTGCCCGTGGCTTCGTAAACCATCTCTAGCCACTCGTTCCATAGAATCAGGAGGCGGCGGGCGCTGCCCTCTTCGCCAATAACTTCACGCTCAGTGACCAGCGGCAACTGGCGACGATCAACCATGTGACGAACCGCTGACGTAGTCTTGCCAGTGCGTCGGGAAAATTCGTCGGCGGTGATGGGGTCGGGAATCTTAAACAACGCGCTCAAAACTGCATCTTTCATGTGATAATCTCCATGTTTGGGGTATTAGTCAGACTTTATACCCCAATCAGCTACCAATGAATGAAAGATAATCCATATGTCGGAGAATTGCAACATGAGTATGAGTGTGGCGGATAAGTTAAAGGTTATGCGCGAGAGCGAACGACTTACGAGCTTGCCTGATGCGGCAAAGATGCTGGGATTGAATCGTGATGCTTTATGGCGTTATGAGTCTGGAAAAACAACACCTAACACTGAGGTGATCATGAGTATTTTGAACCATCCGAGGTTTGAGAAATATGCCCTATGGTTTATTACCGGAAAAATCGCCCCTGAATCCGGTCAAATTGCGCCGGCTCTCGCACACTTTGGGCAAGAAGAAACAACCTCGCCACACTCAGACCAAAAGACTGGCTAAGTGTTTATCTTGCTTATCTTTATGAAAACTATCGCGTAACAGCTTGTTATGTAGTGAAAAATGATGTGTTTACCGGAGGTGCCAGCTATGACCGTTAAGCTGCTCGAAGGTGGACGCTATAAAGTGGATATTCGCCCGCGTGGAGCGGCAGGACGCCGAATTCAGCGGATTTTTGATAAGAAGGCTGATGCTGTTGCTTTTGAAAAATATGTTCTCAGCAACATGCATAACAAAGAGTGGCTGGACAAGCCAGCAGATCACCGGCGCCTGACAGAATTACTTGCCAGGTGGTGGGCCCTCGAAGGCCGCAGCCATAAATACGGCGAAAAGCGGCAGCGAGAGCTGGAGAAGCTGATCAGCGATATGGGTAACCCACGCGCTTCACAACTGGTGAAGGGGTTTATTACTGAATACCGTTCTCAACGTTTATTCGAAGGGATCAAGGCATCAACAATCAATAGGGAGCTGACGACACTTAGAAGCATGTTCCGAGTGTTGATAGAAGCGGAAGACTATCACCACGAAAACCCGCTGAAGGGCATCCCGGTACTGAAAGAAGAAAAGCCGGAAATGTCATATTTAACGGAAAGGGAAATAGCTCTATTGCTGTCAGTATTGACCGGGGATGCCAGAAGACTCGCCGTGCTGTGCCTTAGCACTGGCGGACGATGGGGGGAATCGCACAATATGCTGGCTCAAAATGTAATCCATGGAAAGGTTACGTTCACAAAGACCAAAAACGGCCGGGCTCGAACCGTTCCGATCTCTGAAGAGGTCATGAGTTACGTCAAGACGGCCAAAACAGGCCGCTTGTTTAACGTGAGTTATCGTGAATTTCGCGAAACCCTGAAAGCGTTAAAGCCCGATCTTCCGAAAGGGCAGGCAACCCACGTCCTGCGGCATACGTTTGCGGCTCACTTCATGATTAACGGAGGTAATATTCTTACGTTAAACAAGATATTAGGGCACGCCACGCTAGAACAAACGATGGCATATGCGCATTTTTCGCCTGATCATTTAAACGATGCATTGGCGCTTAATCCGTTACGGTCTGGCATCCAGATCTCATCCATCGATATGGCGTCTGCTGGTTAACGCTGACACCCCAAAACTTAGACAACCTATTGATAGCTCGTAAAAACCAAGGGTTATCAAGGGCGGAAAACCCCGCTTCGGCGGGGTTTTTTTATGCTCGCGCATCGCGCGGTTATTACATGGCGCAAATAAAGCCCGTTTTGTGCGACTGTTCAGCCGATTGGCATTCCGCCCCCTACGCATAATAGCGCTGACTCTCTTATCCGCAGGTTTAAGACATAGTGAGCGATCTGTATACCGCCGAAGGCGTGATGGACAAAAATTCTCTCTGGCTGCGCTACGTCCCGTTAGTGCGCCACGAGGCGTTGCGCCTGCAGGTCAGGCTGCCCGCCAGCGTGGAGCTCGACGACCTGCTGCAGGCCGGGGGAATCGGGCTATTGAACGCCGTTGAGCGTTATGACGCCCTACAGGGAACCGCCTTTACCACCTATGCGGTGCAACGCATTCGCGGCGCGATGCTCGATGAGCTGCGCAGCCGCGACTGGGTGCCGCGCAGCGTGCGGCGCCATGCGCGCGAGGTCGCGCAGGTGATGCGGCAACTGGAACAGCGTTACGGCCGCCCGGCGAGCGAGACGGAAGTGGCGCAGACGCTGAATATCTCGCTGGATGAGTACCGTCAAATTCTGTTGGACACCAATAACAGCCAGCTTTTCTCCTACGACGAATGGCGCGAGGAGCATGGCGAGAACGCGGAACCGATGCTGGAAGGGCATGAAGAGGCCAATCCGCTGCATCACCTGTTGGAAGGCAGCCTGCGCCAGCGGGTGATCGACGCCATCGAGGCGTTGCCGGAGCGCGAAAAAATGGTGCTGACGCTGTATTACCAGGAAGAGTTGAATCTCAAAGAGATCGGCGCCGTGCTGGACGTTGGGGAATCCCGCGTCAGCCAACTGCACAGTCAGGCGATCAAACGGCTGCGCGCGCGGCTGGCGAACGATACCTGA